GTATGACTGTTGAGCAGGCTTATTATTCTAACTTGGATTTGATTCTTAAAAACAATTTTCTAGGCAGAGAACAGAATCCCGCGTGGCTAAGGAATCCGAAATTCAGAGCACTGCTGATATTCCAGGCTACTCCATATAAGATTCTGGAAAGAAGGCTAACGACTGCGATAAGAACTGGAAGAAGCATTAGATCTATGGGTAAAACTATCTTTGAAAATACTAAAACAGCAGAGGGTAGAGAACTTCTTAGAAGAGACATGAAGAACCTTTGGAGTTATATGAAGGATGCTGAAAGAGAAACAAAGGCAAATGTCTTTATTGATGCAATTCTGAATGAAACAGATGTCTTTGGAAATCCTATGCTCAATCAGTTTGCAAAAGAGGTAGCTGTTGTAGGCGCAGCTTTAGGTGCCGGGGCCTATGCAGGAGTGAATCTAAAGCATCACTTCTTCCACATCCCCTTTATATCAGGCTACACTCAGGAGCCAACTCTCCAATTCAGCCCCGGCACTATGGCAGCAATACGCGGATGGCATGACTGGAAGAAACGTGACGACCTAGATGATGAGTTCCTATTTACTAAAGTAATGAAGAACTGGCTACCCAACGGGCCAATTCCTACTATCTTCCATAAGATGGATAGATTAACAGACAATGATATACCTGATATATACCAGGACTCGAAGTTCAAATACTTCTTTGCAATTCCCAGTACGCACGAGAAGTAAGAAACGTCAATATTTGACACTATTACTGAAAGGAGAACGACATGGCAGATGTAGACATTAGTGGAGCTGTGGAGACTGTAACAGTGGGTGAGAATGTAAGCTCTTATGTTGCATTTATAGTTAATGTGGCGGAGGCTGTGGCTATTGCAGAGGCTGTTACAAGGATGTCTGAGGTGTTGCCGAGTGTTTATGAATCGGTGACAGTTGAAGAAGTTGTTGCTGGATTGCCAGAGTTTGTGGAAAGGGGAGTTGGGGTTATTACTATTAGGAGTATTGGGAATACTGACTGGGTGTGGACTGATACCCTGCCGGGCGATACTGCTGGGATTAGGGTATTCTCTATTATACTTATGGCAGCGGGGGCAGATACTATTGTGCTGAGGAGCGGGTCAGTAACTGGGCCCATCTGGTTTAAGTATGTAACCACTGCTGCAGAGTATGCAGTACTGCCTATTGGCGGGGCACTTTGTATGCCTGCTATGAGTGCTGCTGATCAGAGTGCTGACTCGGATTCGATGATTACTATTGTTTACGAAAAAGCGTAAAAGGTATTGGAGAGAATATGGCCCCGATTGATAAGCTGACTAATGGACAGGCTAAGTGGTTGACGTACTTAGTGTGGCTTTTAATAACCTTAATTTCAGGAACTGTCGTGATGCAGTTTGATATGATTCGGGAGCAGAATGCTAGGATTGACTATATGGATGAGAGGGTTACGGATATAAGGAAAACGTATACTCCGCTGGAAAGACACAGGGCTGATATGGGATTGCTGTGTGATTCACTGAATAGGATTGATAATAAACTGGATAGGTTGATAGAAAGGAGTACAGAATGAAAAAGCTTTTGATGGGATTGGTACTGGTAGTATTTGCTCTTCAAGGGTGTGCATTGTTTAACGGGGATGTTCCATCTTCTCCTATTGCGCAGGTAGCTACGCAGTATGCTATTATTAAGTTTGTGGCAGATGATGCTGAGAGGCAGGCGAAGGCGCTGGAGATTATTAACAGGTTGCAGAAGTATACAGAAAGTTCCTCTCAACTGACTGTTGGGATACTTACAGACCTTGCTGCTGAGTGGGTGCCGTGGGAAGAGTTAGACCCGGCGGATCAGTTCCTGCTGAATGAAATGCTGAAGCAGGTTGCATTAGCTCTTAAAGAGCAGGTGGGTGATGATTTACTGGATGAAGAAGCACTGATTAAGACCCGGGAGTTCTTATCTTGGATGGGACAAGCAGTAGCATTTTCAATGCAGGAGAATAAATAATGGTAGAGATAATTAGAGGACTGGTAAGACCGTTTATCTCTGTTGCTTTTGTCTCAATGACTGCCTATCTGGTTGTGTCAGGCAGCCTTGAGGCAAAAGAAGTACTGACGTTGACAGGGATAATTGTTGCATTTCACTTTGGGGAAAGAAGTGCATTGAAGAAGAGTGAGTAGTTAGTCTCCTAAGTAACGGTAGTAAATTGCTTTCTCTTTATTCGGCCCTTCGAATTCTCGCCTTATTATTCCCCGGCGAGTTAAAGTGGACATGACGTTATCAAACTTCTTAGCATCTACATCCCTCCAGACTATTTGGAGGAGCTTCTTTTCAGAAAGGTATTTGTATCTTTGGACAACTGTTTTAACAAGGTCTACTTCTGCCGCTACTTCGCTCTTCCCGACTGCAACGAAGGACTTACCCATGTTCTTTTCTACGTCCTCGAGAAAAGAAAGCCCCCGTTCAAAGTCCTGTGTTTCCACAACTCTTTCGTTGCACCGGGAGGCAGCGAGGCAGGTAGCAACCTTGATCATCATGGTAGGTTTTCGGGAATACCAGCCAGCGAACGCGGGGTCTTGACAGATTCTGGCAGAATCTCTTTCGTCGTAGTTATTGTAGAATTCCCGCCACCATTCTCTGCTGTCAGGGCTAAAGGTATATCCGCCGGATATTCTTGCGATTATGGAGAGGTCTTGGACGAGGAGTACCTTGAGTTCTTCTATCTCAGGTGAAGTTTCAGGGACATCTACTTTCTGCTCCTTCCCGCCAGCCCAGACAAATATAATTCTAGTAGTGAGTCCCCCGCCTATGGCAGTGGAAGGGAGGACACTTGCGAGACTTTCGGGAGTGGTTGCTGCCATGAGATTAAGATAAACATGAGGGACTATATTACTTCCAGCGTGTTTTGTTCTGTACTTGAATGGCCTATTCTTACAATCGAACAGGTCAGTTAAGGTTACTATCATCTTGCTATTTTCTTTTTTCTGCCCTAGGAAAGACTCAAACTCTCCGGAGAGAACTGTTAAGGAGCTGTGTCGGTAGGTGGTTCCATCTGGCATGGTAGCATCATAGGCTGCGAGTTCTAAGTCTTCAAGCATAGCCTGCGGAGTGGTGCAGTCAGCTGAGATTTGCACCTGGGAGATTTCTTTTAGAATATCCTCCCCGTAGGAAATAGCTTGGGTCTTGCGGGATATACCTGGTTCTGATACTAGTACAACAAATAGGTTAGGGTGGAGTTTAATTCTCCCGAACTCGAAGAATACCTTACGTTGGAGGCAAGCGGATATTAAACTCAACCCTACCCATTTGTGATAGATTGCTGCACTTTCTGTATGCTTAGTGTATTCAATATACCCAGTCAACCAGTCCCTGAGATTTCGCATATTACAGCTCCTCTAATTCACCTTCGCTATCATACCACTTTATAATTCGTGCATATTCATCATGTCTCTCAGGAAAGTTTAAATACGCAAACTCTCCAAATAAATATAGAGCTGCTACATCATAATGCACAGCTGCAAGATGCTCGGTTTTATGGTATCCAAGGTGTATATGTTTATGATTGAATGTTATCTGCGCTCTCCACTTATGGTTTTGTTTATATACACCTTTAAACATAGAAGTACCGTCTCGGCTTTTTGTGTTGAATGTGTTTTCTTGGTGTGTACATATTCTAAGGTTTTCTTTTTGGTTATTAAGTGGATTGCCATCAATATGATCAATTTCACCTACTCCGCTATAATCTAATATATATCTAGATAAGAATATTGTTTTGTTACTATTGTCTTTTCTACAAACAGATCTAGGCATATTATTATAAAGGTTTACATACCATTTAAAACAGCATACTTTTGCACTATCTTCATCATCTATTATGATTTCAAATCCTTGATTATTAATAAACTTCATAATTTCTCCTACAACTCAGTTAGTTCTCCCCAACTAGGGCCAGCTGAAAAGTCAACATCAATAGTAAATGTTTCACCAGAAGAAGAAGTAATAGGAATTAACATCATGTCTCGAATTTCCTTTCTTCTGGCTTCAAGCTCAGACTCTTTCACAATAGTATAGATTGCATCGTGAAGCTGGAGAGCAATAATAACAGTCTTGCCGTATTCGTTATATACTCTGATAAGAGCTTTATTCAGTAAGTCCCCAACAGTAGATTGTGGAAGGAATGAGTACGCACTTCTGAAAAGCTCATCTCCCCAACGATCTAAGAAGCGATGCTTTCTACCAAAGAGATTAGTGAGTGTTCTTGTTCTCCTGAGTTGATCCTGAATCCGGGCGTGCCAAAGTCTGAGCATTGGACAGGCTTGGTGGAATCTAGAGAATAGCATTTTTGCTTCCTTTACTGTGCAGCCAACGTTGGTAGCAAGTACCTGCGGGCCAGCAGAGTAATTAGTAGCATGACGAAGGCGTTTGCCGATGGTTCTTTCTTCATCAGTTACTTCGGATATGTCCTTCTGAAACATTTGCGCAGCAGTAAGGCGGTGGATATCAAGATGTCTTTCCAGCCTCTCTTCCTTCGCCATACCAAAAGCAGTCTTAAAGAGTAACTTAGCAGGCTCATCGCTAATTTCATAAGCAACAACAACAGCTTCTGCTTGCATATAGTCGGCCTGAAGAAATACGTACCCAGGCGGAGCGGTATATATTTTTCTCGCAATTTTAGGTATGTTCTGAAGATTACCACTTCCATAGGGGAGGATAATTGATGCACTACTACTCCATCTACCAAAAGATTTATAGGCTTCTTCATCATCTATTATAAGTCCTTTCTTCCTGCGCAGCATAGTTGCGCCGGTGATATTGTAGCTGGTATGAACACGGTTAGAAGGAGAAGTTGTTATGTCCAGGAAGTTGGATATTAACTTAGAGAGTTTCTTATACTCAAGTATCTTGTCAAGAATAGGATTATTGGTTTTCTGCCCGAGTTTCTTAAGTGCCTCAGCATCAGCTGTAGGTTTGCGGGTTTCAGAGACAGACTTTCTCCTCTTGTATTGGACAGGTAACTTCATGTCAATGTAAAGGAGGGATTGAAGTTGCTTTGGAGAATTGAAATTTACTTTCTTCCCAATAGCTTCTTCTATCTCAGCATCAAGTTGTTCCTGCCTCTCACTAGCTTGGGTTAGAAGTTTATTCCTAACATCGTGGTTTACTTCAAGACCTTGCAATTGTAGCATGGAAGCGGGGTATACCTGCTGCATTTCGAAGTTGAAAATATCCTCCGACCCCTGCTTTTCTATTTCCTTCTTCATATACTCATAGATACCATAGGTATTCGCTGCGTCAGAAGCATTATAAAGAAGTGGCATTTCCTCAGCAGTATGCTTCCATGCCGGGACGTTTAAGCAAAGCGAACCAAGATAAGACAAACTCCTAGGTCTCTCTGGCCAGCAAATATGCCCGGCAATAAGAGTATCGAAGATAAAATGTCTCACTAATACATGAGTGTGCAGCCATAGAACTGACATATCAAAGGTTCCGTTCTGCATGATGCAGGGCTTTGTGTCGAGTAACTCTCCTACCCGCTGCCACATCAGTGCTTCTTTCTCAGGATTGACTGTTCCCCTTTTATGCGCTACCACCTGGAAAGATGCAGCCAGCTTAGGACTCGCGGCAATACCAAGGATATCAATATGACATCCAGGCTCTGTTGTTTCAATATCAAGTGCTATTGGGCCATCCTGTCCCTTGAGCCAATCAAGATAACTCATCCACTCATTGTAAGAGCACCCGGCATGAAGCTTCCTGTTGTCCGCCGGGAACTCAGGAGTTTTACTATTCGCCACTGCCTTCCGCAAATCCATCACTGCATCAAAACCAAGCCGCCATTCATAGTTAGTTTTCTGGGGGTGGTAAGTAGGAAGGACTTTCTTCCCAGGCACAAGAGTACACTCTGTGATATACCCTCTGAATTGTGATATACTATTTATATCACAGAGTGTCCTTGCAGCGGTGCTTCCAAGTGCAACTATAATATTAGGATCGAAGGATTCTATTTCCTGCTTTAACTCCGCTACCCAGCCCTTCAACACAGGCTTCGGGATTTGTTGCTTCTTATCTTCATAGAAGTAACTCATCTTATTTCCCGGCGGCCTTTCTCTGGCAACATTCCCAATCAGACATTCGTGCCGAGATAAACCAGCTTCTCCGAGTAGCTTATCCAGCTTCTGCCCCGCCGTGCCTATGAAAGGCTTTCCATATTTATCTTCCTCTTCCCCAGGTGCTTCCCCCACAAGAAATATCTTAGCTCCAACTGGGCCTGTTGTTCTTACATACATGGTTTATTCCTCCGGTTAATATATCCATATAGCATTTGGTTTATTATTACTATCCACATGAATAAAGTTAGGGTATATTCCTATTCTGCTAAAACCAGTCTGTACTAAAGCTTTAATTATTATAAATCTATTAGCAGAATTATTACACCGAATATCTGCAGCAACTCCTTTGGTATGGTTGTTAGAAGTAGAGCCTACTTCCTTATTATGTTTAGGACACCTATACCCTGAGGTAATAATAAATGGAATACCAGAATACTCTCTTGCATCATCAAGCATATACAAGAAATGTTCATCCATTTTATTTTCTCCACAACACCTACAATTAAATTCACCTAGTTTAAAGTGCTTTAACTCAATCATTGTCTAGCTCCTTCCACTTACATTTATCAGCCATTGTTATATCTTTCCTGCCGTCGTAATTCCTGCAAGCATTGGGCCTCCTCTTATAAATGTCGCAGCCACTTTCCTTCAGGTGCGGGCAGACTACCGGCGCATTGACAAGAACTATCCTCATGTTTCCAACTTTTACAATCTTAGTCTCACACCCGCGAGTAGTGTAGAAGTCAGCCATAAGCTCCGCCTCCCTCTGATCTTTAGCACTACAATCAAAGCGGAGCCACTTACAACATTCCATACAGGAAAGACATAGTTCGCTTTTACGTTTTTCCAATTCAGAAGAGTCAATTTTTGACATGGTTACTGGCCTCCTCTTGAGGGATGTCTTGGTCAACGGATCGGGTGCCAGCCATTTTGCCGCACGATGCGCAGATGAGACCACCGGGAGCTTGGACTACTACCTGAGAGCCGGTGGTGGTCTGGAGTGGAGAGGCGAGATAGACTTTGAGAGCAGGAATGAATATCTCAGAGCCACACTCGCAGGTTATTTGTTTAAGATCGTTGAGTCCGATGCCTTGGTGTAGGCCCGGGGCAAGAGGTTTTGGTGGTACAAATTTTCGCTGGAAATCCATGTTAGTTTCCTCGCAGTTTAAGGTCTATGTCTACAAGTTCTATGTCAGTTATGTATTGTCCGGGTGATAGGTGGCACTCAAAGTCAGAACCGTCTAGATCTAGGCTTACTCTGACTATTCTTTCTTTTATTACATCATTTGTGCTGTAAAGTATTAATTCTTTCATATCAATTTCCCTCCTCCCTCGCTTTTTGTTCAGTGATTTTTGCCATTCTAGAACAGGCCATGGCGTATGCTTCTGGAGAGATATCTACTCCAATGCAGAAGAGATTATGCCATACACCTGCTTCGATAGAAGCTGCTGATCCCATGAAGGGGTCATAGAGTTTCTGCCCAGGAAGGCAGACTCTTTCTAGAAGGTTGTTGAGAAGTGGAACTGGTTTTTCGTAAGGGTGAGTGCGTTGGGACTGGAGAACAGGATCACACTCTATCCAGTCGGGGCAAGCCTCCTTGACTAAGCGGGAGTTGTCCTTTCTAAAGTACATTATCATTTCATAGCAAGAGGATGGCCAGGCGGATGGGACGTTGCACTGACCAGTAGAGCGCTTGATCCAGATGAGAGGTTTAACGTGGACACGCCAGCCTGCGGCTATAAACATATCCCTGATTTTCCAGAAGTGCTCCGGGCCGACAAAAGCATATCCGTGCGCGGAGTCAGTAGTAAATCTATATGATTCCTTAGAGAGAACGTAGTAATAAAATAGAGCTTCTTCTGGAGAATCAGAGATTCGATAGCCGGAAGTGGTAAGGTCTCCCCCGGTTTGTCTGCCTATGTTCATGGCGGTTTTGTCAGCGTTGATGCCGTAGATAGGGTCTGTTAGAAGTATATCTATACTGGCATCAGGGACAGTTGTCATGTGGGTTACAGCATCTTCTTGAAAAAGTTTGAATGAAGTTTTCTTAGATTTAATAATCTCTTCGTGTTTGGCCATTCCAGCCATTGCTTGTGTTAGTTGGTTTAGTTTCTTCCCAGCCTTTACAATCTCCGATGCTTTCTTGGCTTGTTTTAGCTGGGGGAAAGCGTGAACAAGGTCGTTGATTTCCAGGGCACGAATGACTGAACCTCTGGTCTTACCCATAAGCTTGGCGGTGTTATCCAGTGTCCACCCGCCCTGCTGCCCAGATGTTGTCTCCCCGTACTTTCTTTGTTTAAGTGCATGGAGATCAGCAACACCCTGGGCGTACTCGGCTGGGGTATAGTCCTTGCGGAAGAGATTGGCTTCGAGTTCTAACTCCCGCATTTCGCATTCATCTACTGCATCATCGTAAACGCACTTGACGTCTAGTCCAGCCATGATCGCGGCGGCAAGCCTTCGGCCGCCGTCTATCAGTTCATTGTTTCTGTTAATGATTATGGGTAAGATTTGCTTTGTTCTTTTGAAGGATTCAGCAAGGCCTTCAACGTCCCCGAGGTCTTGGCGGTAGCGTTCAAGGCCCTGCTTGACTTTTATCTTTAGTGGAGAAATAGTAAAGACTTCCATTGGTAGCTCCAGTTTAGGTTAGATTAACTTCAGTTTACGAAGTACCTCCAGTTGCTCAGGTGTAACAGCTATTGTCCCTTTTTTGCTGGGGGTTTTACTCTTAGCTTTTGCTTTTGGTTTCTCTATGACTGTTTCTAGTTGGGTGGTTCTGGAGTTGGTATAGGATAACATGAACTGCATTAGTTCTGAGTTATCCATGTTTAGTATGTTTGGGTATAACTGTTGGAATTGCATAGTTAGTCTCCCCTGCTCCAGTAGTTCCTCATGTATTCCTGAGAGAACTCGGTGATATACTCCCTCTCTGTTTCTGCTGTAACAGCAATAAACTCATCGAATTCAAGGGTTACGCTTGAGAGTACTGGGAATGTAATTCTTATCCCTTTAGTTCTCAGGAATTCGAGGAACCTCTGTGCTATGTCCTGCACTTCCATCCTGACCATTATTAAGTTTCTCCTCTTTCAGTTGTAGTCTCCGCGCCCTGTAATAGAACCCGTCCATCTCAGTAAAGATTCTATACAACTGAATGGGATCAAGTTCCAGTGATCGAAGTTCTCTAGGCTTACTGTACATTAGCAGCTGCCTTTCTTGCCGCCCTTCTTAGAGCCGGCGCCTTTACCAGTGCCGCGACCTTTACCCTTACCGTGTCCATCCCTGGGGCCATCGCCCTTGGGGCCTTTTCCATCTTTATTTGGCATAGTTATTCTCCTTTCAAATAATTAGTTATAGACAGACCAACCTATTATATTACTTTTGATAATACTAGCTGTCTTTACGTTGCCATCTGACATAGCTCCATATCTGAATACTAATACAGACTCATTATCATGAATAATAGTTACATCCCTAAAAGTAAACGTCTTACCATAAGCCGTAAAAATATGCAGTATTTTAGCTTCCATTTTATTTCCTCCTAGAAAAGGGAGGGCCAAACTGCACCCTCCCAGTAGTTAAGATTTATTCCCTCGCAGTCATCTTGTCGACATTATTCCGATACCTGCCTTGATAAGAGTCTATCCCGACAGATACCAGCACCGGAATCCCTACCCAGTCGCCGTTCCTAACAGCCTCAACAATCTTCTTCGGGGTGGACATATCAATCTTCATGCCGTTGGCAAAGTCAGTGATCATATTGATCTTCGCCTGACGTTTGGTCTGCCTACCAGAAGAAGACATTTCGTTTTCATCTCCGGCTTTCGGGAACCAGTTGCGATAGGTGAACTTCTGCCCGGCCATTGGAGTTACTCCATCAGAAAGCACACCGGCGTTCTCATCACTGAGTGTAACGTCCCAAATAAGACAATTATTTGAGGCATCCCACTTCAGACCTGACGTTGTTCCGAAGTAGTTTCCTTTCGGTGCCAGGGGTGCGGGTTTGTATTCATCTTCGAGGTTGAAGTCAGTATCAAAATTGATACCTTCGTCCCCGAAGTCTCCGGGTGCTTCAGTCTCAGGTACTGTGTTTCCAAAGGGGTCTGTGTTCTGTGTCTGGGTCTGCTCTTCTGTATTTGTGTTTTCTTTCTTAGCCATTGTTGTTCTCCTCTGTGTTAATAAAGTTAATGCCTACGTTACTTCTCTGCCTCCAGTTCTTGTAAAAGTTCCCTCTGCTTCTTGACAAACTCTTTCTTGAGTTCCGCCTCCTTTCCCCTTGCTTCCTGCATGGCTTTCATTAGGGCAAAGTAATTGTTCGGAATCTCCTCAGGGAGAAGCCGGTATGGGCCAGAGATTGCGGAGCGGGCTTTGTATAATCCCCTGGGGACGGTACGGAGAATATACTGTGTTCCGTTCTGGCCTGTTTTAGTTGCGGCTGCATAAACTTCATCAAAGTAACCCGGAACTTTCGTAGATAATTGGCCTGTAAGTAGTGGATCAATAGAGAGAATTGAGCCTGTTTTACTGTCGATTTCAGTTTTCCAGTGGCCAATGAGAATAATATTAGAATTAATTGTTAAAAGTTTATGCAGCTTTCCCTCGACTAAATTCCTTACTATCTGATAGTGAACATTCCAGATGGGGCCGCCTTCATCAGACCTTCGCGGGTCTATCTGAAGAGCACGCTCCATCGCTACGTCTGTTAATGCAGTAGTGCTGTCAAGAACTACAGTTCGATACTTCTTTTCTTCGTTGACTGCTTTCTTAACAACATTAATATCCTTCTCGAACTTCACCCAACCCTCTCCGGAAAGAGGATAAGATTCGTACTCCCAGTCTAGTCCCCGGTAACTGAGAGGACGATTATCGAAGTCGAAAAGGAACCCTGGTGTAGGGAAAGTGCTTGCAAAAACAGACTTCCCAGTGCCATAATCTCCGAGGACAAAGATCTTAAGATACTCGGAGAGAAATGTAGATGTCTGCGCATTGGGCATACTTATTGCCTCCCTCTCTAAATAGTTATAATTCTATCCTTAGGAACTGTGTCTAAGACATTCCAAGGTGTAGATACTTCGTATTCCCCTGCAAGGTGCAGCTCTTCCCTCGGGCGGCGTTGTTCACAGAGAAATAAGTACGGACACGCTCCGTAGGTGTGGCAGCTATCATACCGCCGGGGCCAGAAGTTCTTAGCTTTACAATTCTGTATTCTCTCCGCAGTAGTAAGGAAAGAATCTTTCCAGTCGATATGATCCTGCTCCATGAAGAACTGCGGGAGTCTTTCAAACTCTATCTTTGGCTCCCCATACTGCCCAGTTTTCTTGTTCTTATATGCTGTGAGCATATGGTAAGTAATGAGAATGCCCTCTGGAAGAGCAGTGTCTAGTTTCTTCATCGCCCAGGTATAGCCGCAGAACTGAGAATCTCTATGCTGCATATTAGCAACATAAGAAATGTTCCTGCCCGTTGTCTTAAACTCACCCACCCACTTCTGATTGGAGAGCATTAGCTCTATGTCGAGCTTCCCAGTAAAGAAAATCCCGGGCTCCACTTCAATCTTAAAAGCCCTTTCAGTACTAAGAACCTTGAGCATTTGCTCATCGCTTGCAAAGGTATCCATGTAAATAATCAGTGCCCGGAGACAGTTTTCCAGTGTTCTGTAATCTTCATAGAAACGATACTTATCTGTCTCTTTATCCCAGGCATCGGATGCAAATTTTACTGCCTGAGTTAGTGCCTCCCCGTCGTTTGTCCAGCCGTGCTCTTTAATATGCGAGTAAAGACCTTCCATAGCTGCATGGAAAGTAGTTCCATAACGCAAAGCTGTAGAACCCTTTATAGGCCTTACTCCTTGTTCATATGTAAGCCAGTATCGGTACTCGCATTTATCGAAGCAACTACGGCGGGAGTTATCTAGAAGAAATTCTGGTTTGCTAGTCATGGCTATTCTACCTTTCTAGGTTGAAGCCTACACTACTATTCTTATTTGTGGTATGGGCCAGAAATGTCAAATATTGACATGGTTCCTGGCCCATACTATGTAAGGTTGGGAAGTTATTAAGCAGTGACTCCGGGGATCTTGATTCCGAGGGATTCCAGTACAGCCTTCGCGGCTTTCTTGTCTTTTTCGGACAAGTTGCTGAGGTTGGTAGCAACGTCCTTGACATTGACCTTCGGGGCAGCGGGGAGGCGGACGCTCCACTTTCCTTCCATGAGGCCTTCCCAGGTTTTGGAGATTGCTTCCTCCGCGTCGGTTCCAGCCTTTCCTGCGGCGGAGTCTCCGAGCTTGTGCCCCAGGCCAAAGGGGCCGAGTTGTTCTTGGACTTCGGCGGGGAGCTTTGAGAAATCAAAAATCATTTCTCCCTGCGCGCCATCAGCTACGCTGATTTTTACCAGTCCCTTTTCCGACAGATCTTTTTTCAGTTTTTTTACCATCTTTTGTTTCCTCCGTTTTTTCTTGCTTACGATTGCTGTCGTAAGCGGTTAGGATTTCCTGGAGCAGATCGCCAAGGCCCATGTCTCGCTCCAGTGCCTCAATGCGGAGCCTCTTGTACAGGGGCACAGGGATCTGGGTTTGGACATACTTAAGCATTTTTTCTTCCCTCCTTTCTTTTCTGAGATTGTCCCCGTTGCCCAGCTCCATCATGTTTAAATGATATAATGAGAATATCATATCATGACCCAGTTGTCAATAGAAAAGTTTGAAGTGTTGGATTTTCATTTCACCTCCACCGCATAAGTTAAATATCAAGTAACATCCCTTCATGATATGCTTTCAATACCCAATACGCTTGCATAGTCATGGCAGCGTCAGCCTGCGCTATCCGGACTTGCCATGTTTCAAAAGGGTCTTGGGGGATTGTGTTTGTTGTCGATCTATTCCCCTTCAGCCATTCAATCGCTTCTTGCCTATCCATCTGCGTTCTCCTTTCCG